AACGCAGGGTTCTTCCATCAGACCCTACTGGCGCTTAAACAGCTTCATAACTTGAACCGGGTCAGGGACCCGTTTACAAGAAATGAAAATTGAGTCCCCTCTAATCACTAGCCACCACGCTATCGTGTTCAAGGTTCTTGGGTTTGAGCGCAAGTCCGAAGACGGCATTCTACTAACCCTACAATCCTAGTGTTGATGGACATCTAGGAAGGGTGGTTCCACTTTGGCTGTGAAGACCACGTCTAAAATATTTACAATATCAGCTTGCCAACACTGATATCACTGGCTAAGGGGGGGTTCGTTACACCCCGGTGGATCTGCTCACACAAGTTGGTAAGACATGCGTGTTCACCACTGTTGCCCAAAAGACCCTCTCTATGCCGAGTTTGGCCACTTCGACACAGAGAGGGCAGGAACGCCGATGAAGTATGAGAACTGGAAGTCATCTCCAACGGCACGAGTCAAATATGTACCAAGACTCGTAGGTACAGTAAAGGCTACTGCAAGCCCCTTATTAAAGGTAGGTGCGGCTGGTTGCCAGCTGATGAGCTCATTCAACTTATAGCGATACTTGCTATAGAAAGGAACCTGTATAGCCAATCCCCCATTATTCTGAGGTACAGAGACTACACGTGGGCTTTCATAATAAGGAACTAAACTATTGCTGGCAAGTGTTGATGACCACCAGGATGCCGATTCTGGAGGCTGCTGAGCGATGAAGAAGGGAGCGTTCTCGCCCTGGTTATTGATGAGCAAGGCCCGATACTGCATATTTGTTGCTGAACAGTCTCGGGGCATCAACCTATGTCTGATAGATCCGCGCTGGAACGCGTACATACTACCAATTAGACTAAAAGGATCACCACCAAGGGCGGGTTTGACATTCTCACCATCAAGCGTGCCACCCGCATAGAGCTGTCCAGTAGTTAGGAAATACGGCCGGCCACTGTTCCAACCTGGTGCTTCCCCAGTAAATCTCAATAGATGTTGAGCTTTGAGGAAATCGAGCAAAGATAGCTGAGTCTCACCCGCAGCAAGCTGCATGTGGTTCACGTTATCTAACCCGTGGACCTCAGAGGCCATCTCAAAGCGAGTACCCTCCTTTTCCTCTGTATCAATGGCCTGAGGTACAAAGGGGGCATGTCGAATTTCCTTGGGTGCCGAGTAGACTAAATCAGCTGCTCCCCGCACTTCAAACATCACATCAATCGTACTGGCAACCGTGGCTGGCGCAAGCAACGGATTCACACAATGGACTGTAAGTATGCCAAGAGGCTCCCTCACGCACAGAAAATCTTGGGCCACAAGGTATGGCAAAACAAAAACAAACTCATTTCCCTCTTGTATGTCAATGATCTGCCGATACATGTAGCTAGTGTCAGCATAGGTCGGTGCAACAGCTTTTGTTCCCGGGGTCCATGTGACGGCCAGCGTACCTGTGTGGAACCCAGTCTTGACCAGGCGCATTTTAACCTCAAAACCCCCTCTGTAGTTATCGTACAGGAGAGAGGGAAAGACTGCAGGAGGGCAAGTCAGAACCTGCTCACCAGAATGGGTAGAACTGACTATTAGGCTCTGTGGCGATACCTGGAACGAATACAGGAGATCACCAGGTAACCTAGTTGATAGCCACTCAAAATCTCTTGAATATGCCCACTGCCTTTTGATAAAGTTCATGCTCATCTCATCGAGCCCACCCGGGGCCGCATCGCTGATAACAGCTATGCGGTTATCCGTGCGTAGGCTCAAGGGTAGGCAATTGTCATCACCATCACAGTTATTGTTGTACGCGTGCAAGTTTCGGGAGAACGCAGATACAGCGCCGGAGCTAGTAGGCTTTGACCACCCGAGTGCTTCCGCGCAACCCTTCACAGCATCAATAGCCCATAAAGTGGGTCCCACTAATGGTGTGAGAGACGGAATCTTGCCCAAGGACTCAGTGAGGATTTTCCCAGTTGACATCATCCTTGATACAGGACCACTACCTCCATTGGCTTCCATGGCAATATTCCTGCCTCTGCGCTTTTGAGCCATTTGCGGTTGAACCATACCTGAAAGCTGTACATTCTCCAGGGACATCCAAAGAGCCCAATTGACATTCGCAGGACCAGTCCCCGTTCGGTAGATCTCGAAAACATCAATGTCGATGTCGCCCCAATCACAGAAACTCGGATTAGAATATGAGTCCCGTTGAATAAAGCTAGTAGGGGCAATATATGGAACAGTGACCTCACAGAAATTGTCGTTCAAATTGAGGTATGATCCAGGGAGTTGACTCTTGGTGTCTCTGTTGTAGTGGTGCGAAATGACGGAAAGTGGCATGTTCCTAGCACAAGGGAAATAACTCAACCTCAAAAGGCCAGCTTGAAAGGGAGTCGGGTTAATGACAAGGCGAAATTTAACATCAGCCCTGAAATTTAGATACCCTTGGATCTTCTGCACCCACATGGGCTGGGCTTGGAAGAGGGTATATATATTGTAGTGGAATATGCTGGATCCCCACGTGTTTGCAGCGGAAAATGTCCCCGTAGCAACATTGATAGGTTTCGCAAGGAAATCTGAAATACTCGAAATCTCATCTACTTCTAGATCACTATCGTTCATTGGGTTGGCTACATCATCCCCTCTATCGTAGCCAGTCGCACTAGCCACAGTGGTGAAGGTGGTCGTGCCTTGGGCATCACCACCATCCACTGGCTCACTTTGGTTGATATTGCTCAACTCCAAGCTTTGGTCGGTGTTTGTTGTGGCAGGTTGAAAAATATAAGCACGCTACACAACCCAATGTGCGTGCAGATGGGTGTCACGGTTTTTACTGGGAGCGCCAGTCAGGTAACCTGATGAGTAAGGCTAAATAGCCCACCTGGGTGAATCCAGCACGAGAGTTCAGTGACTCTTTCCCTCGTGAGTTAAATTTCCACCAATTGTGCCCTACAAGTCCGCCGGGCCTCTCACGGACCGTCTCTCTCAATGGTATATGTACTTACACCGTGATAGAACCTCCTTCTGACACTCGGCATATGTATTCGGTATAGGTGTGAAACCTAACTCCTCCTGACAGGCCTTCACAATTTTTGGAGACCACTCATCAAAAACACTCCTCTCATGTTGGGACAGTTCACAAAGCATTCCCTGCACATTCAGTTTGTTTGCGTCAAAGTCATAATCCTGCTTCTTTGTCCATTGGATTGACTCTAATATGGTACCTAGTGCGAGGGGGCTCAGAAACTGCCGCCGACAATCAAGTGAGTTCTCCTTCCACTCCCTCTTTAGGAATGAGATATCTCCAATTTTGCGGTTCTCTCCAATATTCTTTTCTCCTTTCGACTCATCAGTATACTCTTGTCCCATCTCAGCAAAGGCTTTTGTTAATGAAGCTTGAGTGATCATGTCGCCCTGTTTATCTTCACCTAGGGCTATGATATTGTCATCACCATAAACCATGAACCTCAAGAATGAACCCTTCCTTGCAAGGAAAGCCCTGTCATCCGCGCGTGTTTTTGACCCAACGCACTTCAAACAAGCATACCTCAACATCACGAGATTACACCAAGAATTGAGAACGGTAGTGAGCGGATTGCCAGACGCATTGCTACCGACCCACTCATAGATAACTCCATCCTTAATGTGGCGGGAGTTGACACAATCTTGGAAAAGGACGTTTCGGATGCGCTCATTATCGGAGCCACGATCGCGATAGAACTCAGTGACTGTATCAAGAAAACGAATCATGACGCAGTAGGGTAACTTGCCATCATAGTTCGAGAAGTCTCCCGCTATATATCTCGAGTCTTTACCAAGGTACTCGGCGATGAGATCCCATTGTTCACTGTACACATTGACACCCATGGCACTCTGATTATAAATTCTATTAGCCATGAAATGCTGTATAAAGCTTCCGAAATATGACCTGAGGCACGTTGCGAGGAGTATTGGACATGCTGATATATTCCGCGTCTTACCAGCGTCCACTTTCTCCTTTGGTCTGCGTTCATCTTTCATGAAATCCATAAACACGTGTTGCATTCTCACGCCCTCCTTTGCCTTCAACACAACCGTGTTATATTCGGACTCCAATCTACGTGCCTCTGGGGTATCAAAATCATACTCATCATCCTCGCCAAAGAATTCTTTCTTTCCCTTTGAGGAGACAAGCATACAATATGGGTATCCAGCAGAAGTGGAACGTGGCATCCCACTCATTCCCTCAACGCCCACAAGTTGACCATCAACCTCAATACGCGCACCCTCGACCGCTTGCCTAAATCCAAGAGGTGTACGCCCGAGGAGGGGGGTATTCCTGCCCAATTCATCATTCACAATCATTCTTGTGACATCCTGCACACATATGTCTAACCTATCAAGATCAAACTGTGGCACGGAGTGGTGGTACTTTCCTATAGCTATAGAGTGAGGATCAATGACGTCATCCCCACAGGTAAATGGCCTTAGGCGGGCAGGTTTGGTCTTTGGGGCAAAATCTATGTTCTTGAAGAGGGGGGATGGAACGATAGAGCTGTTACCAGCACAGCGAACACCCTCAACAATTCCGAGATTGACTTTGCCAGGTATCTTCATACTATCAGGAACATCAAATAAGTCATTCCACCCCTTTTCAGTGCTAATTGATAGCTCCCTCATAGCCTTTGCATCAATGGCGAACTGACTCTGAACTAACCCACGGTCATCAAAATGGGCAATTATCTCTTCCACAAATTCACGATCAAGTGGATACGAGATGCCCAAATTGATGCTTGGGGACCCAGCAACGTGAAAACCAGCAATCTTTGGACCCCGTGTACGGGGATCTATAACTGCTACGGGGAGTCCACAATCGCCTTGGAGGGTTTTAAAGCCGTACCTCAGATTTCCAGGCACTTTGAGCTTTTCACCTCTGTGAGTATATTCCACGCTCTCAGATCTCTGGTAATGCAATTGCTCCTTGGTATATTGGAGGTTGGGACCCATAACTGGAAATAGTAGTTCACCCTTTTGTTGCATGTGTTTTCTTTCAATCACATACTTACTGATATTAGCTTGGAGGGGTAGTACTCTGTTTGACAGATATACAGCAACTAAATCAGTTCCGGGGCGCGGATGGTAATGGTCACGCTCATTGAGTATCTCTTCTATTGCAAACTCAATACATTGTTGGTGACCAGCATCACCCAACCTACGAAGCCTTATTGTGGTGGCACCTTTTTCCTTATAGTTCCGCCAGTTTTGAATATAATGGTAGGGTATAAGCATGATATTGTCACACAAAAACATACAAAAACCACGAACATCAACAAGGTTATCACCGAGGGCGTACACATTTCGCTTCATAACAACTTGCAAGACCTCCTGCGTATTCAAATCCCTAGACTCAGGCTCTACCTCAGGCTGCTTATCACGCGTGAGGTGGGCGAAAAACTTGTAGAGACCAACTGCAGACAGAATCAAAGCAATGGAACCAAGAGCCATTTTCCCAAGCTTCTCATACAGCGCTATCTGGGCGCGCTGTGGTTCTATGTGTCGGTTCAACGCATACGCACTCGCAACTTGTACTCCATAGTAGAACCCAACCTCATCGGCACCCCATGTCGCATGTGCGGCGACTAGCTTCTGTAAACACTGGGGCTCCTTCTGGAAAAGGTAACTATCTGGGTTGACAACCTGCTGGAACCCTCTCCCATATGATTCAGACAATGGACCAACTGGCAAGCCAGTAAGAACAGAGACTTCCTTACCATGTAGGGAACTTAGGGACGAACAGAAAGAGGCAGAACAAACAAGGCAAGGGCAATCTTTCATCTGCGGTTCAAAATCACCAGGCATTTTAACATCCTTTTCACTCAGACCAAAAATCCTGAACAGTCTGTCATTGTGTGACCTATTGTCTTGCTTCTGGATCTCACGCTGTGCCAAGTTCTCTTTTAACCGCCTCACAAGCTCATGGATATCAAACCAATCGCCATAGGAAGATGTATTGAATAGACTTTTTCTCTCCCTAAAACGAAGGAACTTGGATATGGTAATGTCGTCCTCGCTCATGCCAGCACGTATCTTCTCAAAGTCTGGCTTCATCCATTGTATGCCATCTGCTTCATTGACGTACAACTGACCATACTCCGGACGGACCTCAACCTCGTACTTTTTCCATCTCCTATCATATGCATCACGGTTATTTATGGACGGGATATCAAAGTAGTAGTTGTTTGTGGTACCAAGAATTGCATCGGAATCAAATTCATACATCCCCTTCTTCTCAACATTGGCCATTGGTAAAGGGAAACATACGTCATTAACCATCTTGATAAAGCTACTGTACTCATTGGTCTCATCTGAGGCCCCTTTCGTGTCAGCCTTCATACCGACCTCATCCAAGTATACTATCGGCTGGTTATGATAACCTTCCCAAAACTTATCATCACTATTTCTAGTGAAAATGAAATCACGGGTCTGACCAGCACGAATGCGTTTCATGGCTGCTTCATCTTTTCCGTAAAGCTGACCTAAAAGCATAGTACACAATGTCCGGAGCAAATAGGATTTGCCAATTTCAGGTCTTCCAATAAGGAGAAAAGCTTTTGGCGCGACACGAGTTACACTCCGACCAGCGCCACGTAGCTCTAGCTCCGTATCGAGACCCCTCAACCTACTGCTCAACGAACTGAGAATTTTCGATGTGCCAACGAACTCTTTGTCATCTTTGTATTTGACTTGCTCAGAGAGGATATTCGCTTGCAACATTTGACTAGTATGACTAGCTCGCGCTACGATGAGATCCTTGCCTTCCGTCTTCACACTTGACAAGAATTTCTCAACATCCTCAATGAGGGTATCACAAGTGGGATATTTAAAACCAAACCATTTCATGCGCCAGTCTACCTTAAAATACGCCAGCGTATCATTAAGAAGACTTTGTACAATCTTGGCATAATGGGATATAACGTCTATAAAACGATCCGTCTTACCTGGTAACTTTGAAAACAAAGAAAATACAGAGTTAAACTTACTCGTCACGAAGCTCTCATCAACGTTCTGGAAAAACAGCAAATAACCAAAATACATAACAAGACGTGGTAAATCACAAATAGATTGGGCTTGAATACCCTCAAATTTAGGCAAAAGATCGTACCATCTCCTCATCAACGCTTCAGAAACACCCTCACGACACAGTAACGCAGTGACCAAAGCAGTGAGTGGTATAACTAGAACAATTGCATTTCTACTATAAAGGCAAAAACAGATAATCATGCAAATAACAAGAATAGATATTTTTTTTGGTTTATTAAGTATGTCAGAAACAAAGTCAAAGAAAGAAAAACTGTGCGTGTGCTCGTGTTTAACGCCTTCGGCACGCAACGCTTCAATATTCATGTTGAAGCGAGACATCTCAACGAGCGCCTCGTCTGTACGCTCCAGTAAAGACGCAGGCACGTCAACACCATCGACTGCAAGCTTGTGGACTGCGGATGTAACATCCTTTATCTTGTCTACTAGCGAGCCAATGCCAGTAAAACCCTCAAACATTTGGGGACAAAAACTCAACTTCTTTTTCTTTTCCATTTTCTTGGCCCTCTTCTGCCTATTCATTTTCTTCACTTTGGACCTCGTCAAAACATTGTCTTCATCACACATTTGTGTCACGATTTCGCGTGTCATAACGATTTCATGACCATCCTGGAAGGACAAAGTAGGAACAAAAACATAACTGTAAGAGCCAAAGAAAAAAGTCAAATTCTCAACTTTCCGACCAACACCATAATCAAGTACGATGTGATCAACACGCTTCCTCCTCCTCTCACCAATCTTATAGTGTGCCACAACACCATGATCGATGATACCAATATACTTGACAATTAAGTTCTTCAACGACCTGCCACGTCGGAGTAAGAACCTGAAGGTCATGTCCACAGGGTTGATACGCACGGAGACGATATCAACAAGGTTTTTGCTATAAATAGCGGTTTGAATTTGTGTTTCAGCAGGTTAGAGAGAAAATAAGACGAAAAGCATAACCCAATGCGATCCGAATGGGGGGGGGGCTGCCTAGATTTTTACCGGGACTGCCGGTTGGGTAATCTGATTAGTAAGACTGAAAAGTCCACCCAAGTGTGTACCAGCACATGCTTCAAGGCAATCTTAACACATGCGGTTCATTCACACCAATTATGCCCTACTACTCGGCGGGCCTTACCCGAGTAGACTCGAACTATTTCGTGGAACCATAGATGGTTTGTCAAAGACCTAGCACACAAAAATGTGCAGTGAGTTTAAGAGTACTCACCAGACACTCGTTTTAAAGATAAACGGTACAAACTGTGATTTCCGCTTGTTTACTCAAGTCACAGATCTACGAAAAGGCTCAAATTTGGCTTAGAGCTCAGCCAAAAAGGTTGGTTGGAGTCACGTTCTCAGACGGCAAAGTGATAATAGACTAAAGGCCTAGCAAGGGATCACGAATTCAGTGAACTCATGACCCAGTTGGCAACCAAGAATCCACTAACTTGCGCATGGTAATTAC